CCCCCGTAAGGGGGGTCCTTCTATGACGGCTAGCAATGTGCTCCGCCACATCAACGAGGCCGTAAAACCTCGTGCTACTGTTACTCCCGTGCTGTAAGGCCGGTGGGTGGGGTCTCATTCGTGAGACCTGGCCCAGGGGGCATACGCACTATCCAACCAAGGTGTCGTTATGCTCTATCTCAGCATCGTTCGTCAGGACCATGTAGTCCGCATTTCCGGCTTTGACTCCTTTGATTCGTTTTACTACGAGTTTCAGGAGTCGGATATACCGGATTTTGGCGCTTACAGTCTTGAAGGTTATTTGGCCTGGCTTGGAGGTCTGGGATTTAATGAAGGAAGTGACTTTAACCTCATTTCTTATCATATATCCCAATCTCTGGTTGCCTGTGCCTATTACGATGTTGATACGAGACAAAACTTTAGGTTGGATCTGTAATGGTTAATCCCGTTACTGGTCCTTTCTTTAAAAGCGTCTCGGGTGGTGGGATAGACTCCTACCATTATTACTCGAAGTCTTATCGGCAGAAAGCCCCATACAACATCCCTCTACCATTCGAAATGGAAATGGGTGTTGCAAAGGTTCAAGAGCCAGCTTGGAGTGGGAAGTCGTTTAGCGACTACCTCGGCGAGACTGGTAGACTTCCGAGTGCATACGCTCAGGCGTATTCTCAGTTGACTGCCCAACTGGGGGAAACCGCTGGTCTAGGTATCGACCTGACTCAGTGGAAACAGGCAGAGCGTATGATTTCGACAAGGGCTTCACAGCTCACGTCGTTTTCAAAAGCTCTGCTCCGTCGTAGCCCTGTAGGGGCAGCGGCGGCGTTGGGTGTCAGCCTAGCTGATGCACGACGTGTCCTTAGCAAGCGATACGGAGCTGCTAAGAAACTCAGCGACCTTTGGCTTGAGTTTTGGTTTGGTTGGAAACCACTCGTCAGTGATATCCACACTGCGGGAGAAGTCCTCCAAAGGGACGTTCTCACGCAGCGCCGCATTAAAGGACGCGGCAAAGCCACCTCGAGTGCTGACTTTATCTCCCCGGAACTCTACACCCGTAGTGTTCTTGGGAGACTGGTTGAGCACCACGAGTTAGGCTGTGTGGTCACTGTAACCAACCCGGACGTCTTTCTCATGCAGCAGTTTGGGGTTTTAAACCCCCTAGCTGTTGCGTGGGATGCAGTGCCGTGGTCTTTCGTAGTGGACTGGTTTACGGGTTTAGGCTCGTGGCTGGGATCCTTTACGGACTTTGCTGGCTTAACTGTCAGCGAGGGTTACTCGACGAGTTATCGGGTATTTCAAGGGAGGACCGTCTGGTCCGGAGGACGTGCACCCTACAATGAGTGGACGTCCAACGGATCTGCGGTGCGGATGACCAGAACTGCTGTAACCAGCTTTTCTGGACCTCCTCCAGGTCTTCACATACCTGGTTTGAAACCCACTAGAGCCTTAACGGCTATAACCCTCCTAACGCAACAACTTGCAAAAGTTGCTCGCTAGGAACCTCCGCCTATCATGGCAGAAAGTGAAAGGGCTCAATGAGCACTGCTGCAAGCATTACCGTCAAGAAGAACGACGGTACGACCGATGTCATCTACGGCGTCCTTGAAGGACGCTCGGGTGACAACCCGGCGCGCTGGAAAGCGCCCGCTCTCGGTCTGACCCCAGTGACGATGCCGGAACTCCGGGTCGTGTCGAAGGCCGTCCCGGGAACGGATAAGTTGAAGGTCGTTGCGACCTTTGCTTACCCGTACTCGGTCGTGAACTCGACTACTGGGGTTACGACCGTGGTTGATCGCGAGATCTTCCGCATCGAGTACACCGGGTCCAACGCCATTCCTCAGACGACTCGCGACGAGGCTGTGAGCCAGGGGATGAATCTCCTGGCTTCCAGTTCGTTCAAGACGATGCTGAAAGAGTTGGCCGCGGCGACCTGATAAACCTTAAGCCCCATCTAAGGGGTGTGAAAGGCTCTCGATGAAAAAGACGCTATCGCCTCAGGTGAAGCGACTCGCGCTCGACATTATGCGGGCGATCGGAACTCCCCTGGCCGGTGTGGTATCAAACCACATTGAAAAGGGTGAGTGGGACACTATTGCTAAAAGCAAAGTTGATCCCAGGGTCTATACGGACGGTAAGCAGTATTTTCTGGACGCCATCGTGGTGTCCCTGCTCCGTAAGTATAGTGACTTACCTACGACTTTTGATCGTAGGGCTGCGGCCCTTGACAATTGGCGTTTAGGTGAGGCTGACTGCTACAAGACCAATGAGCGGTTGAATCCGTACCTCGAAGGGTTTTCTCACCCTTCTTGGAATGCGGACGTGGCCCGTCACATCGACGGGATCCGCGATAAGATTCGCTCCGTTCTAGGCAGGGCTCCTTCAATGGAGTCCTTGTCGCCACGGCATGGTCCTGGAGCAACCTTTTCCGATAAGTCGGTGAGGTCGACTCTTGCAGATAAAATGCAGGCTAAAGCCTCAATCACTAGTGGTGCGTTGTGGTTCCTCCTTGATTGGGTTGGGACTGCTTGGGGACGCGAGTCCCTTAAGCGCGCCGCTGATCCTGTCTTCGTCAGGGGTAACCGTTTTACGGTGGCCCCAAAAGATGCTGTAAAGGATAGGCCTATTGCGGCCGAACCCTCCATCAACATCTTCTATCAGCTCGGCCTCGGCCGGGCGATACGCCAACGTCTAACGAACGTTGGAATTGACTTAGACTACGGGCAGGAAACTCACCGCCGTCAGGCGTGTGAGGCCAGCAAAACTGGCTTTCTTGCTACGTTGGATCTGAAGAACGCGAGCGACACGGTGTCATACAACCTAGTGAAGTTGTTGATGCCGGCCGACTGGTTCCGTCTATTAGATGAGCTTCGTTCTCCTTATACGAGGATGGGGCTTAAGGATCTTAAGGTGGTGGCGACGCGAGTCGTACCGTCCGAGGGATCCCGGGACCGTTGGTTAAGACTGGAGAAATTCTCCAGCATGGGGAACGGCTTTACCTTCGAACTAGAGTCCTTGCTCTTCTGGGCCATTTCGGACTATGCTTGTTCGCAAGCATGTGCTGATGATGGCTGGGAGGGTAAGCATCAGACTCTGGTCTATGGTGACGACATCATCTGCGATAGCAGGGGTGTCCATGCCGTTCTCGCTGCCCTACGATTCTTCGGTTTCACCGCCAACGAGGAGAAATCCTTTTGGTTCGGTGGTTTCCGTGAGTCGTGTGGTGGGGACTTCTGGGATGGGCGGCCCGTCCGTCCGTATTTCCTCAAGGACCCTCTCGATGAACCGCAGAACGTTATTGCGGCTGCAAATCAGATTAGGCGGTTGGATTTTGACCTCTCAGGGGGTCTTAACTCGCTCCGCCCGGTCTGGCTTGCGCTCTTGGACCAGCTTCCGTCTAGAATTCGGCGTTGCCGGGGGCCAGAAACCCTCGGTGATGTTGTCATTCACGACGAAGAAAGTAGTTGGTCCTGGACATCGAGTGCAAAGGATCGCATCCTCTGTTACAGACCGGTTAGAACCCGTAAGGTGTCTTTCCGGAACTTCTCAGAGGGTGTAGTCCTCGCTTGTGGGTTGTACGGTGTTCCTGTGTCTCCGGGGTACCTCATGCCCCGTGATGCAGTTCTCTCGTACGAAGTCCGTCGCGTTGTGCCTTACGGGGTTCGTTGGGTTCCCACCCTCCGTATCCGTAAAGCGCTTGCCTCGGCACCCATCCCGCTACCACCGTTTCAAACGGGGCGCCCGCTAACGCGGGTGAAGGGACGTTCTAAGCCTTAACTATGATGCTGGGGAATAAGTCCCCCCGCACCTGGCTTGGCTTTTTCTCGGGCTAATTACCGAGTGGTG